TATCGGCTCGTCCAATGCGCAGATTTGGACAATTCCGTTTTGCAAGCTCCAGCGCATTTTGCTGCGGTTGCAAACCCTTTCAACCAAGGTCTTTCCTGCCCCTACAAACGCAAAATTCGTGAAGTCTATCAACTTAGCGGACTTTGAGAATTTAACCTCACAGCCCATAATCTGCGCCGCGTCACGCACGATTTTATCTCCCGAAACCGTACCGGAATAGCTGAGGCTTACCGTGTTGTCTCGGCACGATGTAAAGCTGTCCACAAACTCTATTGTGGTTTGCTGATCGGCGCCGCTCTGCTCAGTTTCAAAGTACGTCAGCGTTCCGCCCATTATCGTGGGCAGGTCGTCCTTGTACCCTGCACTCAGCTCAATCAAGCAGTCCTCTTGTTCCAGTAGGCGCAGGGTCTCATCTGCCAAATTCCACAGCGTAATTTTTCCGGTGTTGGAGCTTGAGCTGTCACCAACTTCGCAGGAGAATTGACACCGAAGCGCCCTGCCTGTTGACTCATTCGGCTTGCCGAGTTCTCGGCCCATGGAATTGTTCTTTCCGATTTGTACTCTGTACTGACGGTCAAAGTTTTCCATCACTGCACCCCCATCTGTTCAGCCGGCAGATAGTATAGGTGAGCCACCGCATCAACAAAATCCTGCCTCCCGATGCGTTCCTTGTCCGTTTGAACGCCAAGGATTCCCGGCGGGCCGTTCGAGTTGAGATAGTAGAAGTTCCAGATCGTCCCCGGCACGAGCTTTGCCATTCCGATTTTCATCTGCATATCTGCATCGTAGGTACTCAGCATCCAAAACTCTCCGTAAGCATTCCATGTAACCCGGAGGTAGTAGTATGTGCCGTCAAGGTTTACGCGCATTACCGAATCATTGCGGTCCGGAACAGAAATCTCGTAGTATTCCATTTGCACACCTCACTTGAAAAGGCCAATGGCTTTTGCACCAGAACACAAAATGCTAGATTTTGTGGCTTTTTCGTCTTTCTGTGTACCAGATGTAGACGATGAGCTTTTCTGTCCAGCGCCCGTGTTTTTCTTAGATGTTCCTCCGCGAATGTACTTCACGCTGATATTTGCCATATCGGTGGAGTTGATAGACGCTTGCTTCAGCTTGATGGTCAACCGGGTACTACTGCCGTCCTCAACCGTTCGAGGGGCCGTAATACTCGTGATGCACATATTCTCGTAGCTGTCGCCAGCCGCAGTAAACTGCACCGGAGTCTTTTTCAGCCACAGTTGACGAAGTTTCTCAACCATCGTCTCGACGCGGCTTGACGATGCCGCATGTTGTTCAGCCCATGTGACAGGAGTATTGGTGATGATAGCTTCTATTTCCAGTTCACGGGGTTTTAGGCAGATGTTATCCGTGATGGAGTATCCTTCCTCTGTTGCATACTCCGGCACATCACTGGTCATCGTTTCCGACCTCTTGATGATTGCATCGAACTCAAATCCACCGAGGGATGCAGGTTGCTTTGCCAGCACAGCGCATCACCTCCCATAATTCAACGCTCTTGCCAATTCATCCGTGGACTGCGTTTCCTGCGAACGAACCGTAGTGCTCAAACGGTCAGCAGCGCTTCTCTCCGTGACTTGGAATGTGTACTGCTGTTTGTTTTCCTGCTTCACGTTAATCGACTTATTGTTGGTGGTCTGGGATATGGGCTTCTGCGCTGCTGTTCTGGTAGACACCGGACGGCCTCCAGAAATAAAGGCATTCGTGGCTTTCCGATTTGCTTCTGTGTTCGTACTTTTGGCAGCAGAGCTTGTCGTACGGCTCTTTCCTGCCGAATTCTTTCCCGCAGAGTAATTTCCTACGTTGTCGGAAGCTCCACCCTCAGCGGCTTTTCTTCCCGCTCCACCACTAGTTGTCCCACCAGAGCCTTTCGGCTTTTCAGATTGATTGTCGTCCACTTCATCATCAGAATCGGCACCGTTAAAGAATTCTTTAACGCCGTTCCAGAGATTTCTCGCCCACTGAATTTTGTCTCCAAACCAGCTAAAGAATCCTTTCAGCAGATTCCATGCACTGTTCATGGAATCCACCAACGGATCCCACAGCTCACCAAAAACTGCTCGTCCAATGCCGTTCAAAATATCGAGAAAATCTTGCCACAGCTCTTTGCAACCTTGAAGAAACTGTGTCCAATCTCCTGTCTGAAATCCAGTGATAAGACCGCCCAAGAGGTCGAACAAGTGGCCGCCCAAAGTAACAATGTCCGCTGTCAGGTCAACGCATCCCTGCCACAGCCATTGCAGAACTGCAAGCACGCTATCGCCATGCTCACTCCAGAATTGCTTCAGGTCGTCAAGGGCATTCTTGCCGAATTGCTTTGCATCCGAGAAAAAATTCGAGATTTTTTCTCGGAGTGCATCGACATCCACGCCAGCATCGCTTAAGAGCCGCCCAAAGACGCTATCTCCGCCCTGCAAGAACGTGAACACATCTTCAAGCACCAAGAACAGCAGAAGCCATTTTGCGGCCGCAAGCGCCGTTTGGATATTGAATCCTTTCAGCAGCTTTACGGCCCCGCTAAGAAACGACAGTATCTTGTTCCCGTTTGTTGCGAGGAAGAGCGCCGTCGCCGCCAGCGCAATTAGTTTTAGTAGTTGCTCCACGCCGCCCAACTTGTCCGCAACGCTCTTGAGCCACGATGTAAATTTCTGCGCTTTCCCTATCAGAAAATCGCTTCCATCTCGAATCGCTTTTCCAATGCGAGTGGTAATGCCGAACGTATCGTCCAAATCCGCAATCAGCAGACCCCACTCATTCCGAACATACTTGACCGCATCCGTAATACCAAAGCCCAATTCATCAAAATTTTTCTGAATCTCACTTTCGGATGCAAAGAAAGCATCTTTCAGTTGCTTGGCCGAAAGTTTCCCGCTTTCCGCCAGCTTTTGAAGTTGCGTTTCCGATACTCCTACTGCGGAAGAGATGGCTTTGACGGCCTCCGGGGCCTTTGACTTCAAATTTGCAAAACCAGTTTTGTCCAGCTTTCCAGAGGACAGGGCTTTGGTCAAGACGTCCATAGTGCTGTCTATGTTCGCTTCCCGGCCAGCCCCCTTTTCGAGCTTTTCAACCAGCGAAACAAATTTCACAGCATCGTCCACAGGGAAAAGTTTGCCGTTCTGCTGGATTAACTTTGTAACGCTTCCAGCCATCGCGCCGTACTCTTCCCGGCAATCTTGTGCACCTTTCAGGATTTTCTGCTGAATTTCCGACTGGTCACCCAACTCGCGGGTTGCGCCGCGAATTGCATCGTTGATGCCGCCAAATTCTTCTGCTAAACTGCTCAGCTGAGTAAAAGAGAAGCCAATACCGATGACGCCCAGAGCTTTAGTTGCAAAGCTCTTCACTTCACTAATGGCGCTTTTGGCTTCGTTGATGGAGCTTTTATCAACTTTGAATAGAATCTGGTTTACAAACTTTCCGATGACCGTCTCTCTTGCCGCTGGCACTTACGAATCATCCCCTCTCTCTTTTTGGCTCCTACTGTACTCAATGTCGCGCTGCATCATAATCAGGTCATACAGCTTCAGCATCTCGTCCAGATTGTAAACATAGGTCAGCTCATACATGGACGCAACCCGTTCACGAATTAGGGTATACATTACCCATTCGAGGTCTGTAACTCGTTCGTTGTCGAATTCTCCGTATTCTTCGAGCGATCCCCCCGGCGCACTTTGATAAGGCCTCCAAAGAGGGTGCTCGCATCTTTGAAAAAACCGCTGAAATTCAGTTTGATAATCTCAGCACAAAGCGAGAACATTCCCGCGAGATACTGGCAGAAAATCTCATCGAACTCATCCTCAGTGACAGGCTGATAAGACCCTCTGTCCGGGTCTCGATAGCTCACATTGCTGTGCTCCAGGATAAGCTCAGAAACCAGTTTAGAAAGAGCTTTTCCGTTGATGCGGCCCAGCGCTTTCGTCAAAGATTCCGTGTCCAAATCCACGCCGTCGAACATTTCCATTTCAACGGCATCTTTATCATCGCTTGCCACGGCCACAGAGCCGAGGATGGGCAGGAGGATGGATGACACATCACCAAAAATGTAAAGGGCATCTTTAGCTCCAAACGGGCGAATTTTGAACTGATATTCGCCAATGGAGACATCTCGCATCTCCATCCGTTTCATTTTCATGTTACATTATCCTTTCCTTATTCCGGGGCAAACTCGCCAACGCACCGGATGGTCCACTCCTGATCGCCGCCCTTTGCGCCGTACACGATGGGCGCGGGCTTGGACACCCATGCCTTAGATGCCGTAAACTGGGGGTTATCTCCCAAATCACGAATCATCAGCGGGAAGAAGTAGCCGCCGGTGGACTGCTTTTGCAGCTTGTAGTACTTGCGCAGTACTGCGTTTGTCTTGGAGCCGTACTTGAAGTTCATCTTAACTTCATAACGGGGGTCGTCGGAATTGGAGACTACGACCTCGCCGTCTGCACCCGCCTCATCGGTGATGCCGTCGCCCTGCTCCGTAATGGTAATGCAGTTATCAGCCGCAAAGCCGCTCGGCATATGGGAACCGATTGCACAGATGACATTCTTAAAAGAATAAACGTGAACATCGCCACGAGCCATTTAGCACATCTCCTTTCGCTTAATAATTCAGCGTGCCGCCGATTTCTACTGCAATCAGCGCACCCGCCAGCCGTGCCGTCCATTTTACTTTCGGCAACACACGGGTCTTGCGTGTTGCCGCATCCAGCTCTGCGGCCTTCGGCACGGTAATGGTATAGGACGGAGTGACCGTTCCGGTTTTTTCGTCGCTGGAGGGCCGTGCAATGCCGCCAGCTTCCACGCCTGCATCCAGCGCCGCAGTTACAGCATTCTGAACCAGACCGATGCCGGGATCTGTGTAAGGAACCTTGGGCAGAGACAGCAGCAGGTTGATAACATTCTGCTGAATCTGAGTCTTGAGCCAGTCACGGAAGCGAATCGTATCAATCCACTCGCCTGCAGATACCTTGCCGCCCTGCACCATTGCCTGACTGCCGATAGTGGTGTAGTACGAGACGTTGCGGCTTTCCAAGCTGGAAATGTCCGTGGTGGACAGGCTCTGCGCCTCGACCGTGCTGAGGGACTTATATGCCCACAGTTCGCTACCCGGCTTATACGACAAGAACTTGGCCGCATATGCCGCATTCACGCAGTCGTTTTCCTTCGTTGCATGAATAACGGCCGTTCGGAACATCGCATCGGAAACGGGCGATGCAGAAATGCCCGTAGTCTCGCAGACGCAGAGCTTCTCGTTGGATTCTGTCCAGTCCGCAATGCTCTGGTAAAAGTCCTCCTTGATGCCCGCCGGGCAGATGCAGTACCACCCCGGCACCGCCTTTGCACGGTCAAGGGTGACGTCCACCTTTTCCGTCGAACCAGAGGTGGTTTTCTGAACGGCCACCATCACCATGCTGGGCTTGGGCGACTGCGAAAAGACCTTAGAGGCGGAGATATAAACCGGGTCGTCCGTCGAGAAGCCGGCACTCTTCAGATCCTGCGTACCGGTATAACCAGCAACATCGGGAGTCATATGACCGCCGGGAGTTTTCGGCAGGGGGCCGATGATAAGGATGGTGTCATAGCCGCCGTCGATTGCCATTGCTTCCGAAATGGCAATATCGACCTTGATGATTTGGTCAATGGTCATGCTCTCACTCCTTTATTCCTTGATTTGTGGTTCAATTTCAACTTCTGTGAAATATCCAGCCTGCATATCTGCAAGCTTTTTCGATGCCGCACTATCGTGGTCTGCGATGTATTCACCGTCCTGCGGATGCAGTGCTGCATACTCCTTCGTGTTTTGAACGAAGTCCACAGAAAAAGAACAGCGCGCCCGTTCCACACCGGACACGCTGTTATAGATTTGCTCTGGGGTTCCTGTGGCCGTTACCGAAATGTTCAACAGGCGCATTTTGTCCTCTGCGTAGGGGCTTTGAAAAAAGCGGGTACTCTGGGCAAGGTCGTCAACAACCGTTGACAGCAGAGCCTTTTTTACTCCGTTGCCATGAACCACCTTGCTCTGCGCAACCAGCTCCGCAGAGAACGGCATGGTCATATACCATGTCTGCTGCAAAATTCCATCATCAACGTACTCGTCAATTTGAGAACTGTCGGCAGCATCAAAGTCAAGCACGACGTAAGGCGCAGGCGGGCGGGCCGCATTGCCGGGGTAGGAGTAAATGACCGTGCAGGCAGGGTAAATCTCCATGAAAAACTTCCGAATCTCGGCCCTGCACTCAGCTTCCGTCATCGGCTCTCTTCCCCCTTTCATTCTCGCCATCG